AACAATACTTCTTACGTTTATTGATGACCTAGATGCTGCTCTTATCAAAGAGCTATCAGGTCAAACACCCTTTAAAGGGGTGCATCTCTTAAATGAGATCAGAGTCCCTGCTGATGCAGGTGTGTTAGTTGATTTATGTCGCAGGACCTGTAAAGGCCTTGCGAGAGGAGCTGTCTCTGATGTGGAAGCAGTTCGCTTACTCCATCAATCATTCTGTTTCCTTAAAAAGATACAGGTTGATCGGCCCGATTTGACACTTGCGGCTAATGTCGCATTTATTGAATTCGAGGCAGGTCTGGAGCAGGCTTCTAGCACTCTTGAAACTCAAGAGTGTCTTGATGTTATCTACGAAATGAACAAGCTTGCGCGAGTTCACTGTAGTGGTTTTAACACCAACAGCTTCCGTCCGAAACATGGACCCGGAGTAGTTGCCGACAAGGCAGTCAAGTGTTGGTACGATAAGTACACACATATGGCTACCGATGATCGTGTTAACTATCTCTTGGGTCGTGATGATTTAGGGACTTCCTTGGACTATTGTCCTTGGATCACACCGCGAAAGTCCACTAGGACATCGCGGTATGTATCAGTCGCTAAAACATGGAAAAAGTTGAGAGGTATCTCTGCCGAGCCGGTTGAACTTATGTTCTTCCAGCAGGCAGTGGCTGCAAGGCTCGACGACCTGTTCACTACCGATTCTTGGTGGTCCACACGAGTTAACCTTCACGATCAAGCTACCTCTAGAAAGCTCGCCCTTTATGGGAGTGCTCACGGAGGCTACGCTACGATTGACCTTTCAAATGCTTCTGACTCTGTGACGCTTAAGCTCGTCAAACAGGTATTCAAAGGAACGCCTGTATTGAAGTGGCTTCTTGGCACGCGGTCTGTTCAGTCACTCTGTGGAAACACAGAGGTACGGTTACGCAAGTTTGCCCCAATGGGCAGCGCTTGCTGTTTTCCGACTGAATGCATCATATTTGCCTTGGCAGCGCAAGTTGCAAGCGACCGTACCCATAGGGCAGACACTGACCAAAGTCAGACTGTCCGAGTGTACGGTGATGACATCATAGTTGACTGGTATGCTGCACCTGAGCTTATCCGGATACTAGAACTGTTAGGATTTACAGTTAACACTGATAAAACCTATTATGCAGGCCTATTTCGGGAAGCTTGTGGTGTGGAAGCATACCGGGGCCAGGAAGTTCAACCCCTCCGCTATAAGCGGTTGGAGTTTGGTTCTGGTCCCGAACCAGCATCTCCGGGAGATATTTCAACCGCCCTCTCATACTGTAATTTACTGTATGAAAAGGGCTACCATGAGACTAGGAAGTATTTGCTTAGTGAACTGCTGAATAAGCAGTATAAGCTAGGTAAGACTTTCCGGTCTGTTGGCAGATATCTCCCTGCGACGTTTAGCGGGGGAAGGGGCACTTTAGCCTCTCCCTGTCCGACAAACTTCAATAGGTTATTGAAGTTTGATCGCAATCTTCAAACTCTTGTAGTTCGAAGTATTGGTTATCGCTTACGTTTACTCAACAAGATCAGCAACCCGGCAATGGTCGAGTTGTTTTCATGGATGAAATACCATGAATGGCAGCTCAGCCATCAGCTGGGTCTGACTGATTTTGAGGAGAGATGGGCTAATGGATGGATTGATCTCGGACTTGTGTCCGAGTATGACAATCGTGTTCCATTAGGGTTCGCTATGACGCCCTCTGAAAAGTGGGTGGTGTGGACGCACTATGATTCTCTAGTGTGATCCTCCGTCATGGTAGTTTTTGAACTACTTAACTTCGGGAGGTCGTGGACAGTACCTGGATTCTCTGTTAGGAGACCAGGGAAAATACTGTAGCCAACAAAATTTCGGAAAACAACAACCAAAAAGAGTTTCTCATACTTCGTTATATCAACGAAAGTACGGAACCAGATTATGGTATTAATCAATTGTTTTCTGTCATCTTGCAGGAG